CTCAAGTCCGTCCTGGATTTTGAGGCAAACTAACATAGTGTCAGGTCAGTACACATAGTTAGCATTTCGTACATTTGTGCGTCCGCACGATGGCTTCGAGCTCGATTTACGGTGAGCTCGCGGGATTTGAGTCCGCTGATTTCACGGAGGACAAGGCCGGCCTTAAGCATCTACAGCTTATGGTCGACAGTTCTTCTGATCGCGGATGCTTGGTTTGTTTGAGGGCGGAACTTACGAGTTTCGTCGTTGGGAAGGAGGGCTGCGTCCTCTTGTCAGCCCCCGTCCGTCCGTGTAAGTACCATGCTTACCAGGCGAACGGGGTGCGGGCGAGAGTGAACACCCTCGCTTCCGATTGCACTAACGTTTGTTGCGCTTGGGCAAACGACTGCGAGGTGACCAACACTCCAGTCTGTTTGAGCGAGAAGATTTTGAACATGTTAGCTCCGGCGAACCTCTGTCAATTGGCGCTCCAAGATGGCAAAGCTGTCGGCAACGCTTTGTTCCTGATCAAGGAAACAATGGGAAAACACGTTGAGCTTTACTTTAAGCATCCACAACGTTCGATCCTGTTCCACACCTTGTTCAAGATGCATTTGTATGTTGCTGGCACGATCGCCACTCACCCACGTTACATCAAGGCAATCACCAGGGCGGAGGCCAAGGTCCCACGACTCTTTCCGCAGAGCGTGGCACTGACACTAGCCTTTAACCCGAAGTTCATCGCTGAGGAAGAGCCAGATGCGAGCTGGTCCACATATTTCGGTAAGACGATTACTGATTTTGTGGAAGAGCGGAAGCAGGCAGCCGAAGCATTCATCGAGACGTTGCGCAACCAGGCAGAGCACGATTTCGCTTGCCATGGGTGCTGCATCGACGAGCATGAGGTGGAATTCAAAGGAGAAACATTCCAAGAACATTTGTCACTCGCAGACGGCTTCGTACCCCGTCAGAGTGATGAGTGCCCACACAAGAGCGGCGTGGTCCCCCAGGTGGAGGCCTGGACACGCGCGTTCGAGCCTGAGGTCGTTGTTAAACCACAGGTGGGAAGTCCGGTTCCGTTCGGACCGGCACGGTCTTTTGGCCCAAAAGGAGATGAGTCGGAGAATCCTCCGCCGGTAGGTGAAGTAGTATCCCTACCAGACGCCGGCTCATCAACGCGCATTGCTCCCCCACCAGGGTTGGAACCCCTGATTCAGGAAGCGTCAGACCTGCTACCGTCTGATGTAGTGAAAGAGAGTGAGCCGCAGATCGATCGCTCGATGTTCCATTTCCACGGACACGAGAGTGACAAATGCTCTTCCAAAGCATCTTCGGTGCCCCCCAAGGGCCCGGAGAGCAGCTGCTCTTCCGACACGCATGCACGCCACGAACCGCCTTGCAAGAGGGAGAACCGGGATCCGGTCCGGAGGTCTCTTGATATCGACGCGCAGTACCCCATCAATCGGGAGGTGGAACTGCCTGGAGATGTCGTGGACGCCTTGCAAGGTCTCACGCCGCCACTGTGGAGCGAGGATGAATATGCCCTCGGACGACCCCTATTTGGCGAAGAGGTACCCGAAGATCAGTGGGTGGGGAAGGCTGTCAACGCCATGACAACCATCACCGTCACTGATCCCACGAGATGGCACCCAATGGTTGAGCACGAGATGACAAAGGCCCAGAACGCGGAGCGAATCCGTTGTGCTGCGGACCCGTCAGTACGCTCCCAGTGTGTGACAGACGGTACTTATAGGCCCCAGGGCCTGGAAATGCTTGCAGGCGACCCGGATGCTCCAGTCCACTTGAGCTGTCCGTCCGCCAACAACCAGCGCGCCGCGCTGGTGAACCGGCATTTGCCAGACACTGTACCCGAGATTGCGGCGGAGACGCTCGACAATTTCTTTCCCATAGCGATTAATATCTTCATTGAGGAGCTCCGACTGGGCCTGTCGGGGAAGGACCTCTCTAAGAAGTTCGATATGGAAGAAGCCTTGAAGAAGGGAGACGACAACGCCTACAACATGTCGTCGGCCTACTTTGCGGACTTTCAGGAACGGTCGTCCAAGAAGTGGGCGGATCCTCGAGCCCATCGGGCCTTTATCACCGCGTGCATGTACACCAGTGTTAAAGTTTTGGTAAGCAAGGGGTCGCGTAAGGGCATGCAGCCTGCTGCGCGCACGTACAACACGAAGAAGAATGAGGGGCTCACCAAGTTGAAGCCCCGCGGGATTATGGCGGGAGGGGATGTCTGGACATGCATCCACACCTCGACCGCCGGCCTGTTGGAATACTTGATGTTCCACATTCCTTCTTTTGCTGGACGATCCGTCAAACACGCTACCAAGCCAGAACTGGCGGCTAGGTACGCGAAGACGATGGCCACCCACCTCCTCTGGTGGGCGCAATCCGATGATTATGGAGCTTTTGACAGCTCCGTTAAGCAGAAGATTCGCGCCGCCGGAGAGCAGGCGGTGCTCGCATGGGTCTCCGAGCTCTTCTCCAACGAGTTGAGTAAGGCGTCTCGTGCGGACATCGAGGAGCAGCGCAAGATCTTGCGTGGGCTGGGGTTTCAGGTTGAAACCGAAGATTGCTGCAGGGAGTCAGGCTTCCGCGGCACTTCGGTTTGCAATTTTATTACCTCCATGCTCATCGAGGCCTACAGCCTTTTCAAGTGTCTGACGGCGCGGGGCTTTTCCCCGGCCGCCGGATTTGAAGAGGTGCGAATGTTCTTTCGGGGAGTTTCCAAATATTCCCATCAGACTGGCGAGGGCGACGACTCATGGAAGTTGCACTCACCAGAACTGGTGCGCATGGCGGCTGGGGCAGCTGAAGGTGCGGAGATCACCGCCGAGGTGAGAGAGAAGGCATTGAACCAATGGGTCGCCTACTCTCTTGATCTTGGATTCAAGCTTGAGCCTCAGACCGCGGCAGGCAGGGTTACCACTTCCGAGGGGTATCAACCTGTCCTGGGAGGCCGCCACGAGTTTGTGAGCACCGTGATGAGCTCATATTGCAAGTGGGGCAAGAAGAAGGAGGGAGTTACCATGGAGCAGCGTGTAGCGCGTGGTAACATCAGGGTCAGGCTCATTCCCAAGCCGCGGAAGACTCTCGATTCTCTCTGCGTGACCTTCAATGTCGAACCGGGCACATCCGAAGAATTGAAGAAGCAGGCATGGAATTGCCTGGGAGATAAAGCGCTAGCGGCGATGTCCAACAACATGGATGTCCCCTCTGCCTTCAGGCTGTATTCTGCGATTTACCGCAAAACCATGGAGATGGGGCGCGTTGAATCAGACGACCGCATGAGTGCCAGTGTGGGCTGGAACTTCTGTGAGATGCAGAACCGCTATGGAGACGCGACGAATACCTACTATGATGCTCTTGTCCGCGAGCATGAGACCAGCACGAAAGATATCTATGGTGCCCGGTTGGCCGATATCACCTACCAACGCGAGTTGGAAGGTTCTTGCCCGGTTGGTAGGAAATCTTGGATTCGCTCGAGCCAGAGGCTTGAGTGTTTCGTTGCGAGCGTGGAGAGGTGTGCACCCAGCGACTTGCCTGCTGTGTGGGCGAGTTGGAGGCGCCACGTGTAGAATGGCCTCGGCAGCCATCGTGACGTAATTAGGGCAGGCGGGAGTGGCGTCTTATGACATATGGCCACCCCCGTCTCCGGTTGGTAAACCGAAAGATTCCACCCGCGACCGTCCATTGGTTGAAGCCAATATGTATAACAATGCTTCCCGGGACGGGGTTTTCACACGTACATATTCCACTGCTAGGATAAAAGGACGCCCCACGTACAGGGCGGGACGCGCGCATGGAACTGGGAGGCCGCCATGCGAGACCTGCGAATTTAAGTGCCAGCTCTCAATCCCCTGGAGAGTAGTGCCGGGTAGCTTCTGACGAGCACGCCCCCTGGTTAAACCGGGATAGTTGCGAAAGCAGCCTGAGAAGGGTTAGGGTCGACCCACCAGCAATCTCAGGTCGGATGCCGATACGGAGGGTCGTAACCTCGTATCTACAGGGAACACGCGAGTCGTCGTGACTTATGCACGTCGATAGCCACGAGTAGAAGCCTTGCTCCTCCTGGTTGACGCGGGGCCAACTTGCACTTGTCGTGGGTGTGAGGGAAGTCTGGTATCCGGAATGACTACGGACATAACGCCTGTATGTGCGCCTTTGCTTGAGGGGCGTGCCGAAGGGAGGGATGCGTGCGTGAAAGGATTGGGAGGTCTCGTGGGTTCGTTCCGCGGTTAAGACAGTCTCATGAATGGAGCGTGAATTCCTGAGAGGGCTTGCTG